AATTCGTGCCAGTAGTTCACGATAAAAAAATAAGCTATTGTTTTCGTTTCTTTTTCTTGGTGTCTCGCCCTAACTCCTGAATTGGGTTAGGGAATAGTTTGTTCGCGGCACGTTCTGCAAGCCGCATTCTGTCGGCCTTCCGTGTATAGACTTCTGCCATCTTTGTGGATGACCATCCGTACATCGCGGTAAGCTCAAAAGGGGTGGCTCCGTTGTCTGCTGCGAAGGTAGCTCCGGCCTTTCTCAAGCCATGAGCGCGCCCCGGAACATTAGCCTCATCGCACCTGTCAGCGAACCAGTATCCAAACCCCGCATGCTTCCATGGCAGACCTCGACTGTTAATCAGAAATACCATGTCCCCGGTCTTTGTTGCCGCAATAGATTTTGCCAGTGGTCCGAGGATCGGTATTATGACTTCAGCGCCTGTTTTTGATGTTTTGATTGTGATGTAGTTATTTTTAATGTGTTGTGGCCCTAGGGTGATAGCATCCGCCCGCCGAAGGCCAGTGTATAGCATCAGGTCAAGAGCCAGCCGTGCTTGTGTACCGATAGGATGCTTCTCCTGATATCTCAGCACCTCCTCAATCGTCCATGTGTGGAAACCGTCAGTTTTTGGCTTCTTTGGCTTTACGTCATCCGTTGGGTTGATAGCTATCCACCCACTATCTATGGCGAACTCGAAAAGCCTCCGCATAATCCTGAGATAAGCGATTGCCTGAAACGGTGTTCCTTCTCTTCGCAGCACACCTTGACGGATATCGTCTGACCCGATGCCTCGGAAATTCAAATCCCCGCCTGTCTTACACACCCCCTCCAGCAAGACCTTTTGATTGCGTTGCGTGAACGGCTTCAACAAAGAATACCGCCCGCTGGCATAGTATTGATCTACAAGCCAGCGTAGTGATGTGTGTGAAGCCTTCTTGCGCTTTGGCAGTTCTTGCCCTGCCAAGGCAGCATCATACGCCGCATTGAACTCATGGGAGCCAAACACACCCGGCAACCGGATGCGCTTGCCTTTCCCACGGCGGAAGTACCAGAACACCGTTCCGTGTCTGGTTACTTCCCGTTGAAGATATGGCTTTCTAGGTCTCGGCATGGCGGTACTAAAGATACCCTTTCCCTTTATTGTCAATTCGTGGGTTATCGGCCACATAATCTTCCGGCACCAAACGTATGAACGCATTGCCAATTTTTATTTCCGGTATGTGACCAGCCTTTTCGGCTCCAATACAGATTGCGGTTACCTGTCTCGCGGTCACGTCAAGACGCTTAGTCATCGTATTTACCTCTCAAAGCCTCCGGTGCCCGCCCTTGGTTGACGTTGAAAAGTAGAACTCCCTGATTTCGGTATGCTGTTACTGCCGCACACCTCGCAGTGCTTCTGACACTCGACCCGGATTGACGTTGAAGAAGTGAGCAATCTCGGTCTGTGCCGCGTCTGGGTTCGCCTTGGCGTAGTTGATGATGTCTCGCTTAAGCTCAAGCGTCATCCGGCGGCTTTTCGGCCCGACTTTCCGAACTGCTGACCGGCGTGTCAGCTTATTAGCCAAGCTCTCCAGTTCCGTGTTGTCCGTTGCGTGGGCGATCTGAATGATACGGTCGCGGATTTGGGGAATTCTCATTTCGATCTCCTCTGGTTGAAGATGTGATTTGTTCTCCGATTGTTCTCGTTATAAGACAGCCAGCCTTGGAGGCTGTCATGGGTACATTCAGCACGAACGCTACATTGGGTGACTGCCTGCGCTGTGGTGAGATCATCACGGCATGGTGTTTGACGTGCGATTACAGCGCGGAACTGGATATTCAGGCGCTGGCGGAAAAGCTCGGCCCTGCGCACGGTGCGATGCACAAAGACCTCGCGCCTATCCTGAAATGCTCGGCTTGTGGCGGCAAGCGCCTGCAACTGCTGTATTCCAATATCTGCACAAGGCGAACGGGTCAGGCTCGCAATACATGGGGTGGAACGTGACATCACTTATCCGCCTCCTTCTTCTCGGCTTCTTCCGCCTTTTTCAGCGCGGCCATGGTCTTCGGATACCGGCGAAGCGTGTCTTCAACGAGTTCCGGAATACGCTCGCGCAACTCGTCCAAGCCTTCCTTGATACGGTCAAAGGTGCGCTTGTTCATCCTCACTCCCTTTCCCGCAGTGCGGCGCGGCCAGACACATCGATGTCAATTGGCCCAACCGTGATGATTTCCTTATTCCGTGTACGAAGGAACGGAACAAAGTCAGCCCCCTCGTATCTGCGATCCGAGCTTGACCGTGCTTCAATGATCCTGAATTTCTCGCCGCTCTTCATCTGGCGCGAAGCTTCGAGAATGCAATCCTCGCGGCTCTTTGCGCCTCCGACCAAGTCATAAACGTCTTGGTCAAGCTCTCCGGCCCACCATTCCCAAGGGCTCATTCGGAACCGCCTTTCAGGGCTTGGCGACCTGACACGTCGATGGCGAATACCTCGACGGGGTTTGCGCCGAAATGTGGATGGGTGATTGTTTTGCGAACGAAACCAAGCCACGGGCGTTCGATGACAAATTCTGTGTCGCCAGTCTTCGGATAGCCCCACTTCAGGACAATTCCCTCATAGGATTTTCCGACAAGACGTTTCGACCAATAGTCAGTGATCAGCCGGTATTCCTCGACCTTCGTACCGGCCTTGATCGCATCGAAATATTCGCGCTTTAGTGAGAGGTGCAGCTTCATTCGCTCTGCTCCCCAAGTGCGCGGATTGCGCGGGAGGACTTCGCATAGCCGATAGCCAGGCGGTTATAGTGCTTCCCTTCTTCATAGAAACGGGTCTGCTTTTTCAGGCCATATTTCCCGCTCTTCCGCTTGTCGTGGAAAGCTTTCGCATGCTTCCTAGCCGCCTCGGCCTTCTGATCAAGGTGATCCGCCACAGAGGCAAGGACTGCTACGGTGATATCCTGTGCAATGTCTGTGGAACGGGCCGGAACCGCTCGTGCACGGTCCTGCCAGATCATTTGTTCGACTTGAGCGATGAGTTCCTTACTCGGCATTGCTGGCCTCCTTTGCGTGCAATCTGACTATTGAACCTCCATCAAGCCATATGAAATACAGATACAAATACTCGAAAGCTTTCCGATCTTCATTCCAGCGAACATCGTTGATGTAGAACGAGTGCCCTTCGAAATGTCCGCAATACACCTCGCAGTAATCCCCAACATTGAACTGAGGTTCGCATGGCGGCGTAGTCTCGTATTCTTCGATGGTTACAACGGTTCGGATGGCTTTCATGATGCATCCTTTGCGCGCAAGAGGGCGATGCCGTAACTCGGAAGCCTTGAGCACGAAGGCCAGAAGCTGCCGAAATATCGCCGCTGCAATATTCCTTTTGAGACCAGCCGATTTAGACGGAAGCGCCAAAACCAATATCTCGGGAGCGGCGAAAAGCACTCGATGCCGTCAATTCGCTGGCTATATCCGTGGCCAACTTCATTGGTGAAATAGTCAACAGCAACACGCTCAAAGTCCCTGTCAGGCGCGTCTAGCTTGGAGAGACGGGTAATGAGGTCAGAAGTCATTTGTCCATATCCCTGTGAAGCTCGCGTTGGGCGAAAAGCAGCAGAAATCCAGCGCCGACAAGCCATTTCAGGTCAGCATTCGGTGCGAGTGCGAATAGAATTGTGAGGCCCAGAAGCACAGCGGTTATGGTCGCGCCTAGTATCAATCTCATCATGACGGCTTCCCTCCCAGCGCTGCGCGGGCTTCTTTCAGCGCCTTCCAAAAACCTGTGCGGCCACGGGTTCTATCTATGTCAGCCAGAGCTAAGGAATTGGCGTGCAACGTTAAGTGCTCCAGCGCCTTTTCAGCCTCCGCGAGCTTGGCTTCGAGGGCTGACATTTCCCGATGGAAATCGACAAGTCCGGTTTCGTATTCCTTAACCCGCGCAGTCAGCGCCGCGTTGTCGGCTCGCAGTTTTGAAATTTCTTTTAAACAACGTTCATTAGCTCTTTCCGCAATCTCCTTCTCCGCCCGTTCCGCCGCCAATAGCTCCTCAGCCTGCGAGCGGTCGCAAAGTTCGCGGACAGCGGATGGAGATTGCCCGTTCCAACTTGTTTTATCACACCATAGATGACCCCTGCCCAAAGGGTCACTAAACCGATAATCGTATCGAACAGTCACCAACTCACCACGTTCGCCGGTTGCAACGGGCACGGGAGTGCAGATGTCACAGATAAGATTGCCTGTTCGTCCGGCATGTCCGCAGGCCGGGCATCCCGGAAGATCGTCAGCGTTGCCGGTAGCATCCGGCGATACGGGAGCAACGGGGGTGGACTTCTGCAACGACAAGGCTTTCGCACAGGGTTCACAGTTCCACGCCCGCTTATCACCCATGAATGACTGACTGCATGACTTGCAGTTGTTCATGTAGGAACCCGGCGCATAGCCGAAAGGCTTCAGTTCACTCGCCATGGCGGTCGCCTCCTGATGGGCGGGTCAGCTTAAAACGGCCATGTTCTTCCATTTCCTCAAAGCTTAGCTTCGGGATTTCTGACAGCCGTTCAGTTCCCTGATATTCCATGCGCCCATAGTCATTGTAGGTGCGCGCTTCCAAATAACCCGCTTCAACCAGTTCATTGATTGCGGCTTCAGATCGTTGGGTTAGGATATGTTGAGCGCCTTTCCCACCGATGCGAAGAGTGGATTTGTCTCCAAATCCAAACACGGATTGTGCGATTACGCGGGCGTCGAAGGAAAGCTTCCCCATCACGCCACCTCACTGCTTGGAGGAGTGGGGAGAGTGCGATAATGCGAGAACCAATTTTCGTCGTATGAAGGACGCCATTCGCTTCCAACAAGCTGCTCCCAAAAGCCGGGACCGTCTTCGGGGTAGCCGATATTAAAATCGGGGTTCCAACGACAATTTGGGACGCGCTTTGACAAGCGATCACACCAAAGATCAACAACGGTTCCGTCTTGCGGTGCGTCGTTTATGTCGAGCCATCCTTCCCCCTGCGCTCCGTCATCGCTGGGCTTATCCGCTACTGGATGGAGGGCGCGGAAATGTGCGGCACTTGCCTCGTGGGTCGCAATCTGCGCATCAAGGCGCTTGCTTTTCACGGCAACGGTTCTTTTTCTAGCCGCTTCAGCTTCGTGCCAGCGCGCCGCTTCCTCCAGCACAGCCGCTCTGTCAGCGGATGGCTGCACAACGCCCTTGCCGTCGCAGATTTCACAGAGCAGTGACGGATAGCCGACAGGGCAAGTTTCGTCCTGCTGGACTTTGGTGCATGAGCAATCGGCTGCAGAAGCATCAAGCACATAGACGGGAACAAATTCCATTGGTCCAGTCTGAGCAACGGTGAATAGATCAACGCACGTCTCGATCTGCTGCAGCGTATGCAGTTCTGCAGCGGAAACGTATCCGATCTTCTTCACCTGCACCGCTGCTAGATGCGGGGCGGCGGCGGTGAGGGCGGCGATCAACGCCTTTTCATTGGCTGCGGTATAGCCGAATTTGGTGAACTCGTTCTGTGCCGCCTGTACTGCCTGTTCTGCCTGTTCTGGGATGGTCATGGGCGCACCTTCGCGTTCCGAATGATGACAAGGGCGGCTTCGTCGTCGCCGGTGATACGTGAGAGAGCGAGGGCAACCCGGCACGGATCGATCCCGTACTTGGCCCAGAACTTCTGTTCGTTCATGGAATGCTGCTCACGGTGCAGTTCTGGAGCGAGCGGGACCACCCAATCGTCGTCAGGCTTTTCAGCTTTCCCGGTGTCTCTCTTGCCGTATTCTGGCGCTGCATACCGGATATGAGCGGCTTCAACGCCGTATTGACCTGTAATCACGCATGGCAGTGTTCTGATCCAAGCCAGGTGCTTTCCATCTTCCCGCCGCGGGCGCTTCTGGCCCTTGGACGGTGACGTGCTGAACGCCGTGGGTTCTCTACGTACTGCGAAGGCGGCCATTAGTTCACCTCCGGCAGATCGTTGATCTGTTCCGCGCTGAGCTTCGACAGGTTGGCAATCCTCGCCTTGTCGAACTCCTCTTCACCGTCCATGACTTTCGCCAAGAACATCGACACGGTGTTCACGCGGCCCATGGTCGGCAGATCGACCCATTCAGGTGCGTTCTGTTTGACGACACGGTACTGGTTGCGCATGATTTCCATGTCGCCACCGACCATAGCCGAGGCGATAAGCATGTTGACCGATTTCAAAACCCAGGTATCGGCGTCAGCATCGGTAAATGATGGTTCAGACGCACCCTGTTCGCCCGTATCCGGCTCGCTGGCTGGCGCTTCGGGTTCTTCGGACTGATGCTCAATTTGAAAGCCTTCTTTCGCCTGTTGGCCAATCTGGGCGGTTTCATTCCCACTACGCAAAAGCTGCGAAAGTGAGCCGCGAGCCTGTATGCGGTTCTGCTGTGCGTCCACATCGCTGCGGCGACCGCTGAAATCATAAAGCTCATCGTCCCGGCGTATCAGATCATCAAGATCACTCGACATCGGCAGGCGCTTGGCAAGGCGGCGAATGACCGTCTTCTTAGCCATCTCATCCCACCAGTCAGCCCATGGTCCGAACTTGCCAGTCTTGGAAACGGCTCGAACCTTCTCGACGTCTTTCAACGTCATGATTTCGCGATAGATGCCGCCGTCCTTGGTCTTGGCGATTGCATAGACGAGCTTCGCATCGCCGCGGTTGCTATCGAGGCAAGGGCGGTGAACGATGGTTTCTTCGTCGCCAAGCGTGTACTGAAACTCATCGTTCTCGTAGACGACATAGGCAGACAGGGACAGGAGTTCGCCAGAGTTGCGGATTTTCTTGAGGATGCCGCCAACCATGGGCATCCATTGCACCTTCTTAATCCAAACGTCCTTGTTGTCTTCCTTGACCTTCGCATTGAAGATGACCAATGCACCGTCGCGACCGTCTGGCAACAAGCCGTCCTGTGCCGCCTTCATGGCGCTTTCGAAGAGCGAGCGGCGGTCAGCCGTCATCAGATCAGCATTGCCGCCAACAGCCGTCATAACCACGCGCATGAAGCGCTCGACAGGGATGTGCGGCGGAAGGGCGACTGCAACTTCGTTTTCCTGCTTGGTCCACTGGTTGCGGAAATCTTCGGCGGGAGTTGTCGTCTTTTCTGTCTTGGCAATAGCGTTCATGTATCAACGCCTCCTAAGCTGCAATTTGATGTTGGTAGGCGATGAACTGGTCCAGCAACTGCCGCGACCATGGCTTCATCTTGATAAAGCGCTCGCCTGCGCTGAATGGGAGCTTTCCGGGCCAATAGCCGCTATCCAAACACTCGCGGATCGTGCGAAGCCCATAGCGAACAATGTCTTCGCCGCGGTCGATGTCTTCTTCGTCAATCTCGACATGTGAAGTGTCCGGCACATCGTCATTCAGCACGTAAAGCAGGACGAATGTCTTGAACGGGAGATTGAGGCCGCGGCATGCCATGCGGGTCATTGCAGCCTGCAGGTAATAACTGGCGTCAACGATTTGCCGAGACAGGAAATCCTCATCAAAGCTGCTTGCGGTTTTCAGGTCCGCATAGACAGCATCGGCGTTCGGGATCACGTCAGGGCGAGCCTTCAACCAGATGCCAGTCTCCGGGTCTTTCCAGAACATCGACCGTTCCACGCGACCAGTCATCAAGCCTTGCTGGACAAGCGGATACTGGTTTGCATCGTCTCGCATACGCTGGATGCGCTCATACTGCTCCGGCGTGACGATGGTCTTGCCAGCTTCGATCTGCTGTGCCTTCCACTCCTGCGCTTCCTTCTTCTTGTAATCCGGGTACTTCTCTGGCCGCACGACGAATGCAGCGTCAAAGTCTTCATCCCCCAGAAGCAGGCAATGCGTGGCCTTACCGAAATCCAGCGCTTCAGATGGCTTCGGCTTGATGTGATCAGGATTGTACTTCCACCGGCCCCAGAACGCCTTCGGGCTGCTGTTCTTCTGGATCGGGTCAAGCCACTTCAATGCGCTCTTGGAAACCGCGGGAGCATCCAACAATTCCAGATTGTTGTGATAGGCATCCAGTGGAATGCCGCGGTAAATCCCATTCTCGGATATCGGCGTCTTGCCATCCCAGGTTAGTTCCTCATGGAAGGTGTCAGTCACGATCACCTCCACGGGCTGCGAGAAAGGCATCGGACATCTCATAAGAAGCTGATGCAGCTATCACGTAGACGCTGTCATAACGTACATTCTTGCCGCGTGAATTGGCGTAAATCTCAGTCAGAAACGAGGGTAAAGCCGCCATCGCGAACTCATCGCGCAAAGTCTTTTCTGGTGCGGAGTTGGCTATTCTGGCGACAATCTCGGCGTTCATGCTGCGGCCCTTGGCTTTGGCATCTGCTGAAATCTTTTCACGCATACCGTCAGGAAGCCTCACCATGAATTTGTCTTGGTCTCTAACCTTCGACATCACGCGGCCTCCGAAACTATCGCGTTCTTTTCAATGAGCGCAAAATCCAGTGCATCATCGAAGGTATTGGCCGTTCCGCGAGCGCATCGAGTGACTGTTATGTCGTCTGCCCAATGGACAAATACGGTCGTATATCCGGCTGTATCAGTGTTGTGCATAAGAACGCTTATCGCGCTCAGCCCATGCTCGGCGCATATGTTCTTGAGTGTGGTTTCCATGCTCACTCTCCCGAAAAATTCGCCAATTCCTTTTCAAGCTCACGAGCTAACCATGCTGTCGTGATGCGCTTGGGCTTTGGCTGGATTGGTGCTGGCTTGTCGGCGGTTTGTAGGAGGGCGGTCATGCGGCCTCCGCTTTCCGAAGGGCAGCAGTTGCCGCCTTCACATTGGCAATGAGGTGCTTCTTGTCCCGGCGCAAACGGTCTTCAAGCCTGAAGCATTTGTCGATCCAGTAACGGCGCTCATCGTCATACTTGATGATTTTCTGATAATCCCAATACGGATATACGCATCCGGTATATTCGGCTCGAAGCTCTTGCAACGCAGCGGGATCAACCAGAGCGCCGGTGTAGACGTAGCACTTCTTCAACTCGTCAACAGTGCCATAGGCTGTCTCTACGAAGCCTTCTAAGCCTGCACTCCAATACTGTCCGTTCGCCCTGACTGTGCCGCCATCCTTCAGCGGAATATCGAACTCACGACCTGCGAAAGCTTTGAAGCGGCCTTGCGGCGCTTCGTAACGAAGTGCATTGCGAAATGGTCCATCGGAACCAATCAAATCCTGTCCAGAGAACTCGTACAGCATCTTCAATGGACGATTGAGAACTAGGGCTTCGCGCAACGCGACTTCCACTATAGCGACGATTTTCAAAGGTTCGGTCATAGCCTCACACTTTCTCGGCCAGATACCCGGCCCATACTGCAAACGTTGTGATGAAGGCCAAAACGGCTACGAAGGATGCAATGTCGGTGATCAGGTCTTTCACGGCCTCGTCCTCTTGCTCTGGCACAGCGCGATAAAAGCGACGATCAGTGCCATGGTGATTAGGTGATCGAATGGGGAGGCGATCATTTCACCCTCCGCAGACACACAACTTCCGTGGTCATCAGGCGCAGGCCCATTTCAGGGCTGGTACGGTACGGATCGCTCATTTCGAGAATGGCGTGATTGCGAATGCCCTTACCGACAAACTCGCAATCCTCACGGTCCCAGAATGGCCCGATCTGCTGCGTTACCCGGTTCTCGATCAGGACAAACCCAACATGCGGATCATGTGGACGGGTGGCTGGTACGACGGACAGAGCCGTGGAAATCATCAGTGCAGAGAACATCAGGCTACTCCCCGATAGATCGATGGTGATTTGAAAGACCGCTCGTGGCGGACCTGATTGCGCCGGTCCTCTTCTTCCTCGAAAGCCATCTGCTTGAAGAAAGGCGTGTCCTTCACCCACAGAGGCGGGTTATCGAAGTCGCCAGAAAAGTACGGTGCGGCCTGTTCGTTGATGATCTCGCCGGTAAGCGTCGATCCGTCGAAACGAACGATATCCAGTGCATTCCTGTAGGTTGCCTCGTTAGCCACATCAAAAAACGTGGCACCAGAAACCAACATCGGATCGAACCATTCCCAGCCCGAAGACGTGGGCACCTTCAGCAAGATGCGATCATCAGTATTCAAGGCTATGTCTGACATCGCTCGATCCCTTCAATGAGCCGTTTTGAGACTTGCTCAGGTCTGGCGTTCTAGCTCTTTCAGGTTGAGTTGCGCGCACCGCGCTGCGGTTCACATGGCAACCTCCATCGCCTGTTTCGGCTAGGTGAAACTCGAAGGGTCCAGATCAGCTTGTTGCGTTTTCGTGAACCGCTTTGACATGCTCAATGTTGCATACGACACAATTCATGTCAACACAAAAAATGTTGAAATGTGAAAAAACAACACATGACGTGTTGCACAACATGTTGAAGCGGGATAAAAGAAAAGCCCCGGAGCGGTGATGCTGCCGGGGCCTAAAGCGGTCTTACTGTCTCGAATTGTGTAGCATAACAAGCATCGTTACACAACCGAAATGATCGCTTCGGGGCGCTGAATGACACAATATCTTGGGTCTGCTCGGAGGTTCCCGCCAAGATCGAGTGTTTTCTAAGCGCAAAAGAAGCGGTCTTTTTACGGATTTGACCCGTTTTCACCGATCACCCGGCGCATGAAATCCACAGCGGTTCCTCATCCCAGGCTGATGAGGCGGTCTTAGCGGGTTAGACGCCGCTCGACTGGTTTGGATGCGACCTGAGAGAGTGAACTGCCGATATAAGCCTTCATGCATGGAGACGGACTGGCCCACCGGGGAAATAGGGCAGGCAGGGATACTAAGACTTCATGGCATCCCGGTTCATCGCGATACGGTGAACTGCAAACGACGGAACCCTTCTCGTATGAAGGTGAACGTCTTGATAGCCAGAGGTGTGTCTAAAATCTGAGATTAGCCGCCAAACTGTGTTTTGATAACGGACTTTCTAATCCTTGCCATCTCCCCAAAGCGCAGATGCCTCCTCATCTGAAGGAATATAAGGCTTTATCCACGCGACCTCGGCGGCCCACTCCAGTTTCGCATCAAGGATAGGCTCACCAGTAACGGACAAAAGATCATATCGTCCCGGCTTGCGACCTTTCTTAATGAACCGAACCAAGTCTCGGCCATCGGAAGTCACCACTACACATAATTTATCAACAAGCCCCGCATGCGGTGGCAAAAATTCTTCCTCATAAAAAACCAGCCAGCCGTCGCGTATAGCTCCCATGGTATGGCCGCGCACTACCTTGGCAACGGTCTTAGGAGTTGAGAACGGCGAAGGCACGACTAAGCCCTGAATTTCACTCATCGGATGATTTTCTCCACAACACTACCGAAGGCCAGAGATCACTTAATGACGCCAAACCGCCTGAGAACGCGCCCAACGATAAAAACGTCATCAGGGCGTTTTTCTTTGATCCGGTGCCGCGTGTTGTCTGAAATGATACGGATAACGTTCTCGCCATTCTCTTGCGACACTTCGAGGCGCTTCACAACAAGGCCGCCGATTTCATCAAGGATCGCATAGATGCCGTCAGGCGAGGGCCACCGGTGGCGGGTATCGACCACGACCACATCGCCCTCTTCGAGCGTCGGATACATGCTGTCGCCCTGCACAGGTATAAAGACGGTGTCTTGTGGATGAAGGCCGAGAGATGTGTAAACGGCAGGCGGAAGCCGCCAGTAGTCCGAAACAGCTTCGGCTGCGAATGTCATCCCCTTATGACCTGGTACACCTTCATTCACGATAGACAGTCCGCCTGCACCCATGCCGCCGGTGATGTCAATCTGAGGTGATGTACCCTCCGGCGCTCCACGGAAACCAGTCTCGCGGCCAAAGGTTAAGGTTTCGTCTTCAATTTCGTCCGGTTCGTCAGGGTCGAAGCTGGAGACCATTCCCTTCTTAGGAAGCGGTGTGCCTTCCAGCAGGTAGGAGACGGTTACACCGAATTTTTTGGCGTATTGCTTCGCTTCATCAACATGAAACTCATTCTGCCCGTTCTCATGTGCACGGTATGTTGAAGCGGAAATACCTAATGCTTCCGCAGCTTTAGCCGCAGATGTGAAGTTTGCCGCTGTACGAGCAGCCTTTAATCGTTCGCCCATTGTGTCCATGAAAATCAACATTTCAGATAAATCGACATAAATCATGTTGACATACCGACACGAATAGTGTTGATTGGACGACATGGAACACGTAGACGACATTTTCGAGAAGTTTGGAGGCACGATGGCTTTTGCACGTGCCATCGAAATCAAACCTTCTGCCGCTTCGGAAATGCGGCGTCGGAAGTCCATACCCGTGCGCTATTGGCCGAGGCTGATCGGTGTCGCTTTCGAAAAGGACATCGTTTTGACTAACGATATGTTGGTCAACATGCACGTGTTGAACGAGCAGGCAAAAGGTGCTGCTTGAACCAGAGAGATGACATGATTGAGCGGTGCGCTTTTGCATTGTTCCAGTCCTTCATTCGAAACGCGGTCGGCACATGCCGATCCAAGCGGGACATGATTGGCAATGTCATGGGTCTGGAAACGCCAGAAGAGGCCGCACAGCGGCGTTGGCGCGATATGCCGGAATTATCACGAGAACGATTTAGGGCCGAAGCATCGGCTGTTCTCGCCGCAGCTTAACTGATTGCCCACCGGGTTCCCCAAGCCTCCAAGCCCGCCCCGGTGAGCAACCGCCCGACGCTTTGAGCACTCCCTGTCGGAGCGTCGGGCATCTAATTCAACCATGAGGGTATCAAACCATGAACGGCAACTGGATCATCGCATATCTGTACACTGCGGGTTTCGTTGCCTGTTCGGTTCTCGAATTCTCGCCACCCAGCCGATCACCGAAATGGATCAAATGGGTTCTCGTAATAGGCTGGCCGCTTTGCGTGATGATTGCGGCTGCGGCTGGCATTTGCCGTGGGTTCAGTAGGAGCCTCCGGCCATGAGTACAAGATCAATTGGACGCCCGTATCAGTTTTCCAGGCTTTCCGGGCTGTCCGTTTCATCTTCATCACTTCAGTTCCCTTCAGGACAACTGGTCACCACGACCAGCTCTCTTCCACGGCTTCAACTTAGCCGTGGAGAGATTGCATGTCTGAACAAAGAATTTCCGCGTACGGGAAAACAGTTTCCGAGGACAACAAAATGAGCATGGGTTTTACAGCCATAGATGACGCCCGTTATTGGGCCGAAGAGCTGCAAAAAGCCGAGTACAAGGGCCTTGGCGACACACGCGAGGCCGCACGTTACCGCGTTGCGAAACGTACAGGTGTTTCAGAGAGTTACCTCAAGCGTTTGCGCTACCGTTACGAGGAAATGACCGATGTGGCCGGTTCGGCCTACCGGGCGCTCATGTTGGCATACAACGACATGTGCCAGCGCAATGAAGAAGCCGCCGCCCGCTATTATGCGGAGCGCCAAAATCTACGAGCAAACCATGAGACTTTTAACGAGCTTGTCCAACAGGACATGGGAGAGGGTTCTGCTTGCCTTCAAGCGGAACTCGAAGAGGAAGGCAAGCGTACGAAGGCGTTCAAAGCCAAAACCGCTCGCATTGCTCAGGTGGCTATCGCTGCGCAGACGAATGCGTCTCGCCGTTTCGCTTCGCGTTAATGCCGATCACATAGCTGATCGCGTCTGCCCGGAGTTGGCCGATTACCCGACGATTGAAGAAGAGTTCAACATTCCAGCACCGGGAGAACCTAAGTGAATATTTTCAACAAACTGATCGCCAAACAGGTTTCTAAGGAAGTGACACTTGGCAATCCACTGGATGACGCTCTGGCGATTAGTCGCCGTCAAAATCATTTTGCCTCACTTCGTGGCGGCAATGGTTTCAGACAGCCAAAAGCTTCACCAAAGACGAATGCGCAGGGCCTCACTCGTGGCGACCGTAAGCGTCTGATGCGCCTGAAGGCTTTCTTCCCTGAAAAGTATGCGGAAGCAATGAGCGCTATCCATGAACGTAACGAACAGTCGGCTTAATCAACGCGCAGCACCGGGAGAAGTGAAATGATTGGTCACAACAGCATTTCTGAACAGGATCGCCGCAATCTGTTTTTCGTGCAGCGTCACCGATACCTGAAGGCGCTTGCAGCCAAGAAGGCAGCAGACGCGGAACTGAAGAATGTCGGCAAATCGGTGAAGGCTGACCTTGGACCGAATGGTCTGGATCAGATCAAGCTCTACGAAAAGGCCAAGACCGATGAAGGCTTGCAGGCGATCAAGGAAAAGCTTGAAGCGGATCGTCAGGCGCTTGCCTATGCCGACATTCCGATCAACACGCAAATCGACCTGTTCGACAATGCCGGTGCCAATGACGAGAAGGCTTATAAGCTGGGCCTGACTGCCGGTCTGGAAGGCGAAACGCTCCTGAACCCGTACAACGAAGCCACTCAGGACGGGCAGGATTACGCCCGTGGCTGGCACGAAGGTCAGGGCATTCTATTCGCTGGCATCAAGCAGAAAGAACAGCCAGAGCCGGAAAGCGAACTCATCAAGGGTGAACACTCTGACCCGGAATTTCCAGATGAGGAGGCGGCGTGATGGCCGAGACGAAGTTCACGCCGGGGCCGTGGGATGCGGCTGGGTATTGCGGCACAGAAGTTTACGCAGGTCTCAAGTGCATTGCACAACTACCCTTCGGGTGTGGTGTGGATGACCATACCCTCAGAACGAACGCCCGCCTGATCGCCGCAGCGCCTGATCTGTATGATGTTGTCTGTAAAAGTGACTGTCCGCGCCCGGTTAACGGAAGGCCAGACGAGTTTTCTGCCCTGCGGTGTTACGAGGCAGGAGAGTGCGGTTGCTTTTACGGGACAGCGCTCGCCAAAGCTCGCGGGGAGGCGGCCTAATGTCTCCAGAGCAGAAACAAGAACTCACGGCCAAGATCAACGAGATGTTGGCCGCAGGCGTCTACAAGACGGACATCGCCGCAACTCTGGGTATTACCCTTTCCAAGATCGATAGATTGATCAACCCGGAACGGTACGAAGCACAGTTGGCAAGGGCACGGGCGCAAAAGCGCGCCCGGACTGCGGCGATCAAAGCCGGTGACGCTATCGAACTCAGCGAAATCATCCTGAAGCGCAAGGCTGAGTTCGCAGAGATGGTCGCCAAAATCCCAAAGAAAGACACCCGTAGCAAGATCGGTATTCTGGCTGGCGATCCTCTGTATGAGCGCAGCGCCCTTTACCAGAAACGAGCAGAAGCGGGGCAAGAGCCAGTAAGGAGGGCATCGTAAGATGTACGCCCGATCCCGTCATGTAGAGGCAAACCCGCGTTATCAGGCAGCAGTGGAAGAGCAGCGCCGACGTGAGGAAGCACGAAGAAAAGCAGCCCAGCCCAAGCCGGTCGTGTTGATCTGCGATCCGGTGGCAGAAGAGCGGGCAAGACAGGAGAAAATCGAGCGCGATCGCCAGATGTTCGCAGCCGCCGCCGAACGGTTCCCGCTGGATGCTGCGGATGTTGAGGCTGCTAACTCAATCCAAGGCATCATCAAGGAAGTGGCGGAGAAGCATGGTTTAGGCGCAAAGGACATTCTGAGCAAAACCCGCCGCCGTCCAGTCATCGCAGCACGATTTGAAGCCATCTACCGGGTCTGGATCGAGAAAGACCCGATCACGTTGACAGAACTTGGTCGGAAGTTCGGTGGATTGGATCACACCACTGTTCTGAACGCCTTGCGCAGAATGGGCATTAAAAGCGCCCTTCGTATTCGGGAAGGTAGGGACGAATGAGCCAGCGTGTCGCCCGAACACTCATCATCACCGGATGGACGTTACTGGCGGTAGCCGTTGTCGTCGCCCCAATTGCTCTGGTTGCAGGGAGGTATTGAATGCTGATCTTGGGGATGGACATCGCAACCACGACAGGCTTTGCCTGGTACGATCCAAGCGCACCAATGAGCACGATACGCACCGGCATCATCACGGCGACCGGCGAGAATGCCGAGGAGAAGGCATCGTCAATCGGTCTGCAACTGGTGGCGATGCTGAAGGCGGAACGGCCTGACTTCGTGGCTATCGAACAGCCGATGCGCAATGTCGTCACCTTCAAAAAGAAGAAGCATGACATGGCGGGCGAGAGGGAGGAACAGACGATTAACCCTTCGGCTCTTCAACTCTCCAGCTTGTCCGGTGCCGCCGTGGCGATCATTTCAGCCTATCGCATACCGTGGCTGACCATGCCTTCAGCCACATGGCGTTCACAGTTCCTTGGCTATGGCCGCAAACCCGGCTTTGCAAGCAAGGACTGGAAGAAGGCCGCAATGGAACGCTGCCAGATGCTGAAAATCCCGGTGAAGAAGCATGACGCCGCCGAAGCGGTCGGTATCGCCTTCGCTGCTACAGCTTCCCAGCAATACAAGATGCTTCAGATGAGGGCGGCATGAGCTACCACGAACGAGAAATCAGACCAGAGCCGCCAACGTCCATCGAAGCGGAACAAGCGCTGCTCGGTGCCATCATGATCGACAACGCCGCATACTGGCGTGTTGCTGGCATCTTGCACCCGAAGCATTTCAGCGAAGATGTGCACCGAACTGTTTATGAAGTTGCCGGGAAGATGATTGCAGAGGGCAGGGCAGCTAACCCGGTCACGATGAAGCAGTACCTGCCAGAGAATGCGAAGATCGGTGAGCTGACGCTGAAGGAATACCTGATGCGTCTTTCGCTTGAAGCGGTCGGGGCATTCCACGCATACGACAATGCCCGCGTGATCCTTGAACGATGGTCCCGGCAGGAATTGGTTAATCTCGCCTATGACCTTCGCGACATGAGCGTGAACATGCCGGTGGACATGACGCCGGAGAAGCTCATCGGAATAGCTTCTGATCGCCTGACTGAAATAGCGCAGGAAGGTAACGAGCGCGCCGGTTCGATGAAATATGGCGTTCTCTTGCCCAAGGCAATCGACCGGGTGGCTAAGGACAGTGTGAGCGGAAACAAACTCATTCCGTGGTTTTTGCCAGAGATTAGCCAGGCGGTAGGTGATATCAGGCACGGCAATCTTGTCGGCTTCATGTCTGATAGTGGCGGCGGCAAGACCTCCTTTTCACTCACGCAATGCCGTCATGCTGCGCTCGCTGGATATCGAACGGCGTTCTTCTCCATCGAAATCACCGACGAAGAGGCAGCTTTGCAGGCGGCGGCACAGGCCAGCCGGATCAGCTTGGATCGGCTGGATGCTTTCGCGCTCAACACGACCGAAAAGGAACGGATCGAAGGCGAAATGATGAAGTCCACAGACTTGCCGTTCGATATCGTTTCATTTGCAGAGTGCACCTTGTCAGACATTCGCATCAAAATGGAAGCGATGAAGAAGTCTGTTGGCCTCGATCTGGTATTCATCGACCACGCCAAGATGATCCAGTTACCCGGCAAGGCAGGCGAGATATTCGCAGAGCGTGTCAATGCTTTGTACCGTGGCCTGAAGGCCATAGCGAAGAGCCTCAACGTGGCAATCGTGATCCTGATCCAGCGTAACGATGAATGGAAGGCACGTTGGAAGACCGGCGGCAGCCTTCGTCCAATGATGGGCGATGCCTACGGCGGCGGCGGTGTGAAGCAGAACCTGGATGTGTGGTTCTCCCTGTACCGGCCCGAACCGCTCTACAAAGAACTGATCCCGCAGGAATACAGGCAGGAAAAGAGAGATGACCTTGTGCGTCGATACGAAGGTAGCAAGGGCAAGGCATGGATCATCAACCACAAGCGCAGACGTGGCGAGCCGGGGCAATCCGCTGAAATCGAGTTCGAAGCCGAGTTTACCCTGTTCAAATCGGGCACTCCTGAAATGCCAGCAGCTTTCGAAGGGTTCCTGCAATGAACCAACAGACGGCATATGCTGAATGGACCGAAGACGGATTTATCGGGAAGTTTCAACTCGCTTGGCGCACTGAGGTCTATGTGGTGAAGAAAGACGACAAGCCTCAGTATTTCAAATACCCGCATGACGCCGAAATAGCGGCGTGGAGAGCGAAGGACGCAATAGAGAACACAGTGATGCACCGCGACGGCGTAACGCTCTCTGACGGCAAATATCCCGATGCTGAAGCGGTGTTCAGCAAGGGCGCATTCAAGAAGAGGGCGGCATGACTGACAACGTGAACCGTCCAGCCCATTACAACGGCCATCCAAGCGGTATCGAGTGCATCCAGATCACGGAACACATGGGCTTTAACCTTGGCAATGCTGTGAAGTACATCTGGCGCTGCGATCTGAAGCAAGATGCGATTGAAGACCTGGAAAAAGCCCGTTGGTACATCGACCGGGAAATCAAGAAGCGCAAGCGGGTGAGGGTGACAGAATGACAGTTGACCCTCGTGTTTATTCGATATGCGCAGAGTACGGCATCAAGATTGTGGATGCTCACCGATACCCGGATATTGGCGAAACACGAGCGGTCGCCACGCTGGACCGGATACTGCGCAACCATGGAGAAGGTCACTTCCGGCTGGTTATGACCACACTGGCTGAAACGGCCAATAACAAGGCATGTCTGGATGAATTTGGCCTGTGGATGGCCTCCGACATGGTGATTGCAAACCGTGGCCTGATTGAGCGCGATACGTCAGCATGGCTGGAATTATGGGATGCAATACCGCTAGGCCGTCTTCAATTCATCGCCAATGACCTGTCAGGCATAACCCCGCAACGACATGCAATCAGCGGCATGGTATATGAAAGGGTGTTCCGCCGATTTGGACCGAACGCCGAACAACTCGACCTTTTGGACGATAGGAGGACAGCATGACGCCGTTGGAAATAGCTGAACTGTTCATCCGAGGCGCGGAAGTTGACCGGCGGCTGCCACAGACAGCCAAGCCAAAGCAGTTGAAGGCGCAGAACCTGCCATATTCCCACGATCTGGCCGATATGAATGGATGGGGCGCGGAACGATACCAGGAGGAGCGTGAAGCCTTCTTCCATAGCCGTCTCTCTCATGAGCAGGTTGGCGAGTGGGAACGGTGCATGGAAATGATCAAGCACTGCCCAAATGAAGATCGCCGCCGGTGCCTCTGGAATTGGGCGATGGCACAGGTTGGAGGTAGGCCGTTCGGTCGATGGTGCCGCGAACAAGGATTTCATGTTGAAACGGGGAGAAGGCGGAAAAATCGCGCAATATTGGAGATTTTTGCCGGTTTCCATCGCAATAACGCCCAAAATATCCAAATGGGCAGTTTCGACGTGTTGCATGTTGCACCTGAAAACGGGCATATTCAGGTCACAATCGGAGACCATGCGCCAGAGAAACAACCGCTACATTGGCGGCATGACAAGGCCATCTCCAGCGAAGAAGACCGAAGCTTTGAATGGGCAGACGCCCGAAACGAAAGACGCCGCCAGAAGTACACTGAAAGGCGCAAGGCGGCATAAGCGGGTGCAAGTAGCAGGCGACCGAATGTCCAACCGGTTGCCGGGAGGTGCAAATCCTCCCACAGCGCCAAATCGGGGTTATGGCAGACGGAAGATTGCGTAATGAAGGTTTCAGAACTAATCCAATTGCTACAGGCACTCCCACAGGATTTGGAGGTAGTACTTCCACATCATTGGGAAACAGATGGAACCCGTAGCTGGCCGCTTTCTGCCGAAGATATAAGCTTGATATATGCCAAACCCATTGAGAACGGTGGTTTTTGCCCAAGAGGTGAAAGTGACAAAGATGTGCAAATTCTATCCATTGGATAGGCAAGTGCACGGAATGCGAGGCGGCTCCTCGCAAGTAGCTGACGGCCAGCGAAGATAGCCGAAGTCGGTTAAGGGTGGCGTAAAGACGTTGTGAGAGCCTCGCCCGAAAGGGTCCGACTAGCGCAGAAATTCCGCACATGGTGATCGGTGCTGTTCCGGGATAGCAGCAACAACTTATACCGATCACAGACAAGTGGCCCGGCTATGTGCGGGAACTAATCAGAACGGCGGCGCTGAAAGCAGAAGCGCATCGTCAAAATAATCGGGAAGCGGAAAGCGCGCCGCTACGATGGGTTCCCTGCTGTGACAGGTAACACTCGACCCTAGCCGGGATGGCGTCCGGCCCGTTCTGATCTAAATTCGGTGCCAGTCACATCGTCACCTAATGACATAGGGCAGACTGGTTAAATGCGGGGCATGCGCCAAGCCGATCCAGTTATTCGGAATTTCCGAACATCTCAGCCGTCGCCTTCGGGTGGCGGCTTTTTCGTTTCTGAGGAGCGGCTATCCTTTGCTCATCCCACCGGGCGATGAGGCCATGGCTACACTCGTGTTTGAAGAAAACGCACCTGCCGCTCCGGGGAGTATGCGCCCTCATTAAGCGGTGTGAAGTGGGCAGGCCCGGAACTTACCAATAGAGGATCGCATATGGCCACACTCAATGAGTTGCGGGAAGTAGTGTTTACTTTGGCCGTTGTCGGTGCGGTTGGAATGGTCAATCCAAAATGGGGCTGGGGAGCGCTATTTGGCGCATTTGCCATCAAGCTCTTTACCATCGGATCAGGAGTTAGTTCATGAACCGCCGCCGCTTCCTTTCCTTCCTCGGCCTCGCTCCTGTAGCTGCTGCCGTTCCTGCAATGGCGCTGCCAAGGGCGGAGAAGCCGACCGAGGTTGCCAAAGGCACGTTTCGGATGACCGCTGAAACACAGGGTGTTCATTCAGCCAATATCGGGTCCGTCACAGCGGGCACACTACGAAGCGCTGATGGCAAGGTTATCTGCGATCTGGCAAACCATACGATCCGGTTCACCGTGTAATGCCCAAGCCCATCCAGTTCATGCAAGCCACATGGCAGGACATCGTAGGACTGCGGCACCATCACCTAGCCGCGATCATGCGAGGGCAGACCGAGGCAGCAGACCGAGGCAGCAGACCAGATACGGGCAGAGATGCACGACCTGCTAGACGCCTACCTGGATCACCAGACAGAGGCAGCAGTAGCATCAGAGCTTAAGGCGAAGGGGTAGAAGGCTATTCAGCTTCTAGCCGTTCTTTGTAAGCCTGAAGGTATTTGATTATCCGCTTGTACTGCTCTGCTTGAAACTTAGACATATCGATCCTCGGTTCACCCATCTTCTGGGTTTCGATCTTCCATGAGCCGTTTTCAAGCTGCTCTATGGCCTCTGAAAGTTCTGCGATTTCCTTGTCGATATCTTCGATAGATTTATGACTGCTCATGACCCACGCCCTTTCGTTGGAAAAGGCATTGAAGAGTAGCATCACCAGCATTGCAAGAGAAATGAATGGCTAAGCTCCGCACTCTCAAGCCTCTCGTATCCACGATGAAGCCAAGGCTGGGATATGAAGGATAGACGTAGACCACACAGACCAGAGCATCGAGCGCTCTACAATCTCCCTCAATGGTCAAGCCTAAGACGCAGGGTACTGGATAGGGATAACTGGACATGCCAATGGCCGGGATGTGGCAAGCACCTCATAGGCAAGGGCAACGCACACAACGCTCCAGTGGCTCACCACAAGCAGGATCACAAGGGCAATCTCGATCTCTTCTTGGATGAAGAGAACATCATTGCCGTATGCAAGCAGTGCCATGACCAGCAGGCCCAGAGGTTCACTCACAGAGGCTATATCAGTGGTCATGATGAGGATGGAAGACCGGTCGACCCGTCACATCCATGGAATTGCAAGTAAATTCAATGGGATAGCCCCCGGTGAATTTTAAGAGGGGGTGCCTTTGCTGGAGACCCGCGTGCCCCCTTCATTTTCACTCAGAAAAGCCGGTAAGGCAGGGTACGGGTAATAACATAACATGGCGAAGATCATTCAACCCCGATATCGGCAAATATTCCGAGAAAACGAGGAGCGGGCGGAACTTGCCGTGCGCATCTGGAAAGAAATCACGAGCGCTTTGGAAAAAGTTAGCGCGGTGACGGAAGTCAACCTTGCGAGGGCCGATCGGTATGTCAGGGCGAGGGTCGAATATGAGGTTCTTTACCCTGTGGCTGCTGCGGAAGGGCCGGTCAAGGAAGGCCCGAATGGCGGTGACGTATTCAATTTCACATGGTCGGCTTGTGAGAAGCTGAATGACCGTCTTCTAAAGCTAGAAAAGGCGATGTTCGGTGAAGCAACCGCGAAAGAAACCGGCCCGAAAGAAAAAGGCCGATCAGCTCCAAGTGACGAGTTCCTTGGACCGGACAACGGAGTACGCCAGTAAGGTTATATCAGGTGAGATCATCGCAGGCCGGTATGTCAGGGCAGCTTGCAAGCGCCATCTGGACGATCTGAAGAACGGACATAAGCGCGGCCTGTATTTCGATGTGGAACAGGCAGACAGGGCTTTCCGCTTCTTCCCAGCGATGTTCACCGTTACGGCAGGCGCGAAGGAAGGCGAGCCGTTCCATCTTCTAGACTGGATGGTCTTTGTAGTCGGGTCTCTCTTCGGCTGGCGCGATGCGCAGGGCCGCCGCCGGTTCCGTCATGCCTGGATTGAGACGGGCAAGGGGCAGGCCAAGTCACCGCTTATGGGAGCCATCGGGCTTTACATGATCGGCTATAGCGGGATCAAGCGCGCCGAGGCGTATGCCATCGCGAATGATCGTGATCAGGCTAAGGTTCTCTTCTCTGATGCTGTCGCGCTATGCCGGTCAGAAATTCCAGATCGGGACGGGGAAACGCTGGAAACTCGCGGCGATGTCGTTATTCGCGGCACGGGTGATAATGCATGGAAGATCGAGCACCCGAAAACGCAGTCAAAGTTCCTGCCGGTCGCTTCTGCTGACAGCATTTCCGGCCCAAAGCCGATGGCGGTATTTGCCGACGAAGTGCACGAAATGCGCACAAGCAAGGCTATCGACCTCTGGAAAGCGGCTATCGACAAGATGCCGGGCGACCCGCTGATGATACTTGGCACGAATACGCCAGCATCAGACCAAGCGGTGGCTACCGATCTTTCGGAGATTTATCAGCGTGTTGTTGAAGGGATGATCGAAGACGATAGCGCCTTCGCATACATCGCCCGCGTTGACAAAGAGGATAAGCCATTCGAGGACGAAAGCTGCTGGGTTAAGGCGCTCCCAGCTCTTGGTGTGACGTATCCTATAGAAAACGTCCGCAAGCGTGTCGTATCGGCTAAACACAACGCAGCAATGCGACTAGCTACGGAACGTCTGTTTTTCGGTGTTCCGGTGGGTTCATCGGGCTTCTGGCTGGATGATGAAAGCGCATGGCGCGCCGTTCAGGGCGAGGTAAATGAGGAAGATTGCAAGGATATTCCGTGCTTTCTTGCGCTCGACTTGTCGCAGAAGAACGATTTGACCGCGCTTTCGGCTTGCTGGCGTGACGATGACGACAGGCTTTCACTCAAAAGCTGGTATTGGACCACACGGACCGGACTGGAAGCACGTGAAGCCTCAGACCGCATTCCATATGCGTCCTATGAGCGTGATGGTCATATCACCATCTGCGACAGCGAAACGATTGATTACACCTTCGTTGCAGCCCGTGTAGCGGAGCTTGTTGCATCGCAGCAGGTGGACAGTCTGACCGTTGATCCGGCCTATGTGACCAGCTTCATATCGGCCTGCGAGGAAATCAACCTGCAAGTCTGGCGCTATATGGGGCCAGATAAGCCAGCAGGGGCGGGATTGAAGATCGTTACCCATGCCCAGGGCCTGAAGGTAGCATTCGAGGATAGGCAGCTTTGTATGCCTCACTCGATAAGCCGGTTCACCGACAAGATACTGAAACAGGAAGTCACCATCGACGCAAACAAGATGACAGACGTTTGCGCGTCGAACGCTGTTTTGCGCGCCGATGGGATGGGAAACCAGATGTTCGACAAGAGCCGCTCTCGCGGGCGCATTGACGGCATGGTGTCGAAAGCCATGGCGGTCGGGGCGTCTAAATCTGATCGCAAGGGCAAGCGCAGCTACATGGAAAGCGGAGTTCTGGTCGCATGAAACTATGGCCATTCGGCAAGAAGGATTACGACCTCAACGGCAATCGCTTCTATCAAGAATACATCTTCGAGCGGGAGATCATCGCCACTCAGCGATATCTCCGCGTGGCCGCGTCTCTCGCTGCCGGTCTGCGCATCTGTGAAGGTGTGGCGGCAATGCCAATCATCACCGGCACCAAGAGTTATGACGGCGACGGACGGATCATTCGCAAGCCGACAATGGAAGGCGATCTGTACGAGCGCCTGACCGTGGCACCGAACGATTACATGACGCCGGGTGAGTTTATCGAAACTCTGACGCTTCATGCGGTATTCGAGGGAGTTGGCCGGGCGTATATCGACCGTGGGTATAAGGGGAAAATCCGCCGACTGATCCCGATCACTGACGGCGGGTTCCAGCCTCGCAAAGACCCTGATACCGGCAAAGTTTTCTACAGCGGCACGATTACCGGTCTCGGCTCTATCGAGAATGCCACGCGCAAGGATTTCATCGAGATCACCTCGCCGCGCTGGGACGATACAGAGGGGCTGGATATCTCGACGGAGATCAGGAAGGTACTGGAGCTTTCCCTGCGGTTGGAAGACCGACAGGATGAGGACGGCGCAAAGAAGTCGATCCCCGGCTACATCACTTCGGATCAGACCTTATCTCCAGATGCTGCGAAGATGGTTCATGCGGCGATCAAGGACAAACTGCCAGGAACGCCTATTTTCGACAGTGGCGCGCAGTATAAGAGCATCATTCCAACACAGGCTGAAATGCAGCTTATGGAAACCCGCCGCTTTCTCATCGAAGAGGTTGCGCGGGCCTATGGCATCCACCCGATATTCCTTGCTCATGATGCTGCTGGCCAGTCTTTGACCCGCATATCTGACGCCATGGATTATCACGTCACAGTGACGCTATCGCCGTGGCTGCGACGGTGGGAACAGGCCATCCAGTTCTCGCTTCTCCGGGCTGACGAGTTCGTGAACCTCGATGAAACGCAATATTACCGGGGCGATCTGACGACGAAGGCCGATTATGCCGCCAAGGCTCTCGGCAACAATACGGGTTGGGAGACACAGAACGATGTCCGCTCCCGCATGGGTATGAACCCGGTTACCGGCGGCGATTTCATCCCGTCCTCCACGACCAAAGAGGCAAACAATGCAGCTTGAAACGAAATTCGCCAGCCTTGAAGCCGAGGCTGTGAGCGATGAAGGCGTGATTTCGGGTTACGCCTCACGCTTCAACATCATCGATCAGGGCGGCGATATCGTTGTGCCGGGCGCGTATCAGGACAGCTTGACCAAGCGCCACCCTCTGATGCTCTGGAGCCATTACACCGATACGCCTATCGGGAAGTGGACGGACATTAAGGAAGATGAAAACGGTCTGCGCGTCACTGGTCAGCTGGCCTTATCGACCGTCAAGGGGCGGGAAACGTTCGATCTGCTGAAGATGGGCGCGATTTCCGGCCTTTCTATCGGCTATCGAACGATCAAGGCAGATCGGAAGGGCAATGCCCGTGAACTGAAGCAGGTCGAGCTTTTCGAAGTGTCGGTAGTGCCGTTCCCAATGCAAATCGAGGCCGGTGTGGACGCTGTGAAGAGCGTTAATGATGTAATTCAGGCGACGAAATCGGGTGATTTCGTTCCTCTCAAACGAGCCGTGGAAGATGCCCTGCGAGACGCGGGCTTCCCTGCTTGGCTGGCAAAAGCGCAAGCCGCGCTCGCGCCGCAAGCTCTGGGCGATGGACAGCGTGACGCGTCCGCTTCGGAGACCGCGAAGGCCATTTCCCGCGCCTTCAAACTCTGATTGTCCGTCATAGGAGAAACCCCATGGACATCGAAATCAAGGAAGCGCTTGACGGCGCAACGAAGACGCTTGTCGAAGTGAAGCAGGCGCAGACCGACCTTTCCGAAAAGCTGAAGCTTCTCGATGAGAAGAAGGCTTCCGGTGAGGACATCACCGACATCAAGAGCCGTATCGAAGATAGCCGCAAGGAAATCGAAGAGCTTGGCGAAAAGATGGTTGATGTCACCCGCCAGATGTCGGCCCGCAAGGACGAAGCAAAATCGTTCGGTCGCCTTGTCGCGGAACAGAAGGACTTCAAGTCCCGCATCATGGGCCGTGAGACCGTCGAGATCAAGGACATCACGTCCGCCTCGTTTGGCGCCGTCACGCTGCCTGCTGGCGTCCGTCGTGCCAATCGCGGTCTCATCGAGCCGGTGAACCAGACATTGTTCCTGCGTGACGTTATTCCATCATCGCCAACTTCTGCGGCAGTGATCGAATACCTTCAGGAAACGGGCTATACCAATAATGCGGCAACGGTTGCTCCCGGTACACAGAAGCCGCAATCCGAGCTTGTCTTTGAGGCCAAATCGGCCCCGATGGTCAAGATGGCTCACTTCTTCCGTATCAACGAAGAAACGCTGGATGATGTTGACGGCCTCGAAGCCTACATCAATCAGCGTGGTCTCTATGGCCTTCTGTTGAAGGAAGAAGCGGAAGTCCTGAACGGTCCTGGTACGGCCAACCGTGTTGATGGCTTGATTGCCAACTCGACCGCGTATGTGCCGGGCACTGTCCCGAATATCACCCCGACGAATGCCATGGATGATATCCGTATCGCCATCGCACAGGTCGCGGAAGCCGATCTGGTTGCCTCGGCTGTCGTAATGAACCACCTCGACGCCGCTGCGCTCGATCTGACCAAGGACGGGGAGGGTCACTACCTGCACCCAGCCTTCGCGGGAAATACCGCTTGGGGCCTGCCAGTCGTGCGCACCAAGGGTATCCCCCAGGGCAAGTTTATCGTCGGTGGCTTCGTCGGCAATACGCTTCTCTGGCAGCGCAAGGGCATCGAAATTCGCCGTTCGACTGAAGACCGTGACAACTTCGTCACCAACAAGGTCACGATCCTTCTGGAAGAGCGTATCCAGCTCGAAACTCTTCGCCCGGAAGGCATTATCTACGGCGATCTGACGGAACCAGTAACCCCGTAATCGATCACAAGCGGGGCGCTTCATTGCGCCCCGTTCTTCCAATTATGAGGGTGCCATGAAGATCGTACAGTCTGGAAATCCGGTCGGTGAAGTCGTCTCGCTCGATCTTCTGCGCAAACAGACACGCAATGCCGATGATACCGGCGTATTCAACAGTGACGATGATGCGATCCTTCAGCAGTACCTTGATGCAGCCGTTGAGTGGGTACAGGACGCTTGCGGGACGGTGCTGCTCGAAACCGAGTTTACCGCGACCGGAACCAACTTCCTCCTGCCATTTGATGGCTACCCAAACCCGGAAATCACGTCGATCACATACGTTGATGAGGTCGGCGTGCCGGGTGCGATCACAGATTATGAGATCGTGGACAACCGCCTTGTGATCGATAATGCGCCGCGAGTGCAAAGCGCAACCGTTGTTTTCACTGCTGGGATCGGGGCCGGGAATGTGCCGGTGAAGCTTGTTCAGGCGTCATTGATGCTGGCCGAGCATTTTTATGACAAGTCAGGCGAGGAAGTACCCGCCGCTGTCAAAGCGATGACCGCCCATCACCGATCCTTTGCATACTGATAGAGGCAGCCATGGCAGACAACCGCTCCGCAGGAAGCCTTTATTACAAGGTCGCACTCGATAAGCGCGAAGACGTTGACGATGGTCAGGGCAATACTCAGGGCAAATTTGTCGAGCAGTTCCAGACCCGCGCCGAGTTCATCCACCTCAGAGGGTCCGAAGCCGTTATGGCTGGCCGTCTTCAAGGCAAGCACATCCAGGTTATCCGGGTTCGCAACTCGTCCAATACGCGGCTGATTTCCACGGACTGGATGCTTCGGGATGTGCGTACCGGAAAAGCGTTCAATATCAGAGATATAGAGCACGAAGTTAACCGCCAATTCATCGCGCTCACGTGCGAAAGCGGCGTAGCGACGGGGTGATGTCATGCCTTGGGTGAAGTTTACTGAACCGTTCGTTTTCAAGCCAACACCTCAATGCCGGACAGTTTATCCAGTGGGGTTCGTTGGATCGGTGACGACAACGTGTGCCGCCCAGGCTGTCGAGCAGGGGAAGGCAGAGCGCATTAAGACACCGAGGAAAGGCGAATGGCGACATACGCAAAAATCCTAGGGCTTCAAAAGCTCCAAAAGAAGCTGAGTGCCATACCGCAGATCGCACGGCAGGAAATCCAAATCGCCCTTGAGCAGTCAGCAGACGAGATCGTCACTTTAGCTCAAAGCCTCGTACCGATGGATACCGGCGACCTCAAGGACAGTATCGGCTGGACATGGGGAAAGGTGCCAAAAGGCGCAATGACGCTGGGGAAAGTCAGGGCAGCGCAATTAGCTGGCGATCTGACGATCACAATCTACGCCGGTAATAGTGAAGCCTATTACGCCCGGTGGGTCGAGTTCGGCACCCAGAAAATGAAGGATAGACCTTACTTTTATCCGGCATTCCGTGCACTTCGAAAGCGATCCCGCAGCCGGGTAACGAGAGCAATCAACAGAGCCGCGAAGAAGGTAGCATCCCAATGACTTCACCGTCTCTGGAATTGCAAAAGGCTATTTTCGATCTGCTGAGGGGCAATCCTGCCGTAACAGCACTAGTGAATGGCCGCATTTACGACCGAGTGCCGGAAAACGCACAGTTCCCATATGTATCATTCGGGTCATTTACAGAAACGAGTGATGACGCGGAATGCATCGACGGTTTTGATATCACCATCCAGCTTAGCGCTTGGTCGCGGGCGGTCGGCTTCCCAGAATGCAGACAGATCACAGATGCTGTCAGGAATGCTCTGCCAAAAGATGGCGTCGAGCTTCCGACTAACGCGCTCGTGACCTTCTCACACCGAATTACACGCATGATCAGCGATCCCGATGGCCTGACTAGCCAAGGGGCGATGACCTTCGAGGCGTTTGTAGAACAGCCATAACAACCAAAATCCGAGCATTTGAACGCCGTCCATTGTGGGCGGCTTTTTTTATGGAGCAACCACAATGGCAAGACCAGTAACTGCGCGCTTCGGCAAGTTCCTCGTCCTTCTGGGCGACGGCGCAACGCCTGAAACCTTCGCAATGCCGTGCGGCTTCACTTCGAAGTCATTCACGCTTTCCAACAATTTGAACGAAATTGAAATCCCAGATTGCGACGATCCTGACGCACCGTTCTGGACGGCCCGCGATATTCAGTCGATGTCTGCCCAGATCAGCGGTGAAGGTGTCTTGGCGGCTGAAGCAGTTCCAACTTGGTCCGAAGCGCGCCAAAACATGGACGGCGTATCGGTCCGTATCGAGATCGAATTTTCGACGGGTACGCTTGTCTATCTGGGCAAGTTCAAGTTTGAAAGTTTCGAGCTTGGCGCGGAAAGCGGCGGGCGCGTTACCATCAATGTGTCGATGCAATCCGATGGCGAAGTTACCGAAACCTGGACGCCGGTAACCCCATGAGCCGAGACGCGAGCCTAACAACGGACTTCGGCAACGACAAATATACGTTCGCCCTGAGATGGGGCCAGCTTGCAAGTCTGCAAGAGGCTTGTGATGCCGGTCCTTATGTCATCCTCGACCGCTTGGTTAGCGGCACTTGGAAAATGAACGATATCCGCGAAACTATCCGATACGGACTTATCGGCGGGGGCTTAACTCCTCCCGCCGCCCTGAGCTTGGTTCGCGAATACGTTGAACTTCGGCCACCCATGGAGAACCTTCTGTTGGCGAGAGCCATTCTTACGGCTGGCCTGATGGGAGCGCCGGAGGAAAAGGTGGGGGAGGACGAAGCGGCAAATCAGGGGAGCCAATCGATGACCTCCCCAACGGAAAAATCAGATTTGCCGCAATCTACGGAAACGGAGCCGCAATAGGTCTTTCAGTGGCCGAGGTCAAAGAGATGTCTATGTGGGAATATATGGCATCTGTTGATGGCTACGCGAAAGTGCACTTCCCAGAAAAGGCCGGTGCGCTGTCGGATAAAGACAAGGACGAACTCTGGGAAATGGTGCAGGCGAGGGGCTAGTCCGAAAGTTCTCGGTAACAGCGAACCTCTACGCTCTCTTTGAAACTTCGGATTGCCTCTTTTTTTGATGCTTCGCTCTTCATCAAGGGTAGCGCGTAGGCATCAAATACCATTTTCCGGGCTGACTTCCTTATTTCTGGTTCAAATTTAACGTCCTTCAAAAATTGGCTGATCTCCACGCCGCTCTGTCGTGAAATCATAATCTGTTCGGCCAGTTTGCCAGCGTAAGGGCAAACGTCATCGGCAGTTTCGGCATGAGCGTTAGCCGATAGCAACGCAAAAATCGCAAGCAAATTAATTCGGTTCATCATGAGGCCCCCTGATGGCAACGACTGATCTTGAGCGTCTTGTTGTACAGCTATCGGCTGATTACAAGAAGTTCGAAAACTCGATGAACCGTGCGAATGGCGTCATGGCTCGTCAGATGCGACAAATGGAGCGCACCACGTCGGCGTCGGTCAAGCGTATCAATGCCAGCCTTGGGGGCATTGGCGGCAATACGGGAAACCTCGCAAAAGGTCTTCTTGCTGGCTTCACCCTTCAGGGCGCACAGCAGATCATCGACGCCGGGACCAAGATTACCAACAGCCTGAAAGTGGCAGGTCTTGAAGGCGACAACCTAAAGAAGACTTATGAGGCGCTTTTTCAGTCAGCGCAGAAGAATGGCGCTGAAATCGGCACTCTGGCGACAGTTTATGGCCGGGTTGCCATTGTACAGAACCAGCTGGGCATTTCGAACGAACAGCTTCTTGGTTTTACCGATAACCTTGCAGCCTCTCTGAAGGCCCAAGGGATCAGCGCCGCCGAAGCGGCAGGTCCGATGCTCCAGCTTGCTCAGGCGCTTGGTACGGGCATCGTCAGGGCGGAAGAATACAATTCCATCCAAGAAGGTATGCCGGTTGTCCTTCGCGCTGTAGCGGCTGGCTTGAAGGAAGCGGGCGGCGATGTCGCAGCCCTGACCAACCTCGTCAAGAACGGGGAAGTGTCATCAAAGGCATTCTTTGCGGCATTTGAGGCAGGTGCACCAGTAATTCAGGACTTGGCGTCCAAGACCACGCCAACGCTCTCAAATGAATTCACCAAGCTTTATAATATCTTGGTCGATACCGCTGTAAAGTTTAACGAAAATGCCAACGTAGCCGAGCAAATGAAGCCGGTCTTTGCGGATTTGGCATCTCTTATCCGGGACATCGGCAATGCGTTTAATGAAGCCATCGGATGGGCCAATAATTTCGGAGAAGCGCTCAACAACATAAACAGCGCTGCAACCGAATTTGGTACATGGCTTGGTGAGAAAACCGGCCTGCGCAATGTCGGCAGGATGTTTGAAGATGCGGCAGCAGAGGTTGTTGACTTTAACAAGCAGGCTGAAGTCTCGGCCAATGCGGCCAAACGCATCAATGAGGCATTCGGCCCTTTAACCACTGCGAAGGGCGACCGCGTAACCGCTAAGCCTGCCGAGCCGATCAAACCAGTTTCGCTTGCTGACTATGCCGTACCGGCCAAGGCGTCCAAGGCAAAGGCGGCAGGGTCCGGTTCCAAAACGCACCAGAAGACTGCTGACCAACAGATCGATGACGATGTACGTGCAATTCAGGACAGAATTGCCGCCATGCAGCTTGAAACGCAACTGGTCGGGAAATCGTATCAGGAGCAGGAAAAGCGGCGCATGTCGCTGGAATTGGAGCAGCAGGCACTAGCCAAGCTGCGCGATGAGGCGATTAAGAAGGGTCAGACTGACCTTTCGAACATCAAGCTTTCAGAAGATCAGCGCGCCAAGATTGATCAGGTTTCTGATGCCTATGCACGGCAGGCCGATGAGCTTCGTCGGGTACAGGAGCAGCAGGATAGAGCGGATCAGGCCGCAAGTGAGTTCTACGACACGTTCAAGTCGAGCATGTCAGGGGCCATTCGTGGGGCGGAGAGCTTCAGCGATGCGCTTTCAAACATTCTCGACAAGCTCGCAGACATGCTTCTGAACGCCGCTTTCGATGCTCTGTTCAAGCCATCGACTGGCGGAACCGGCGGCGGCCTGTTCGGGAGCCTGTTCAGTGGATTGGGGAGCCTTATCCCCGGCTTCGCCAAAGGAACGAACTCCGCGCCACGTGGCTTGGCCGTCGTGGGAGAGAACGGGCCTGAGTTGGTCCGGTTCAGTGGTGGCGAGCAGGTCATCCCGAACAATAAGCTCCGCGCTCCGATGATGCCTAACCTCCGATCTGGTGTTTCCAGTAGCGGCGGGTCGTTCACGTTCGCTCCCCAGATTGACGCTCGCGGTGCTGACACCGCGGCGGTGGCACGGCTTGAACAGGTTGTCGCCAAGCAACAGGCCGAGTTCAGCGGGCGCGTTGTGGAGACCATGAGACAGGCGAAATCAACCCGCAACTGGAGGGGTGGCTAAGTGGCGATCACGTACCCATACGACATCCTTTCAGACTTTCCGGGTTGGTCTGCCGATTTTGATCTGGCTTACCGGCAGGAAACGAGCCGAACGGCTATCGGTCAGACCTTCGTCAAGGACTTCGGTTCGCCACTCTGGACGGCTTCATACCAATCCCGATCTATGCGCCCGAATGAATTGGACGCTTGGCGCGCGCGGTTGAAGGCGCTGGAAGGAGGGCTGCAACAGTTCCGGGGCAGACCGACAAGTCGGTGTTATCCGATTGCCTATCCGAACGGTACCGGCATGGGCAGCGTATCGGCGGTAACGGTCGGCTCCATCTCCACGGATCGAAAGACGGTAGGCTTATCCGGCCTTCCGGCTGGGTACGTTGCCAGCGTTGGCGATTACATCCAAATCGGCGGTAACAACCTTCACCAGATTGTCAACGTGTCGGGAACGTCGGTCGAAGTCAGGCCGCACCTCTGGCCGGTCTCGGCAGTCGGTGACGCTGTGACGCTGGCTAAGCCGTCATGCCTGATGACCATTGTGCCGGGGTCGATCAATACCACGGCTGAATTGTCTACCGGGCGAGGGGTGATCACTTTTCAGGGTTTTGAGAGCCGATGAGAAACCTTTCACCTGAAAACTACGCGGCTCTGCAAGCTCGCCAACTGGTGGCGCGGGACTTCCTATGGCTGGTAGCGCGTGACCGGGTGACCGGAGCAAACTTCTCCTACGGCTTCTGGTCAGATGTTGGCGATGTGCAAGCGCCGATGCTTAATCCGAATACCGGCCTTGCAGAGACACGCAACTTCGAAGGTTCCGGCACACTGATTTCGATCAGCGATATTCCGGGTGTCGCCAATCTGACAGTTCAGACGATCTCGGTTGTGATGAACCAGATTGACGCGGCGGTCGAAAACATCGTTCGCGGCTATGATCTGAAGCAAGGGCAGGTCGAGGTTTACCGTGGCTTGTTCTCGCCGCTCACTCGTCAACTGGTCGCGCCTGCGGTCAATCGCTTCATCGGCTTTGTTGATGAAATCGAGATCAAGACCCCGAAGGAAGGCGAGGAGGGCAGTGTAACGCTCACCTGTGCCAGCCACAGCCACGAATTTACCCGGTACAATCCGAGCACCCGGTCACACGAGGATCAGAAACTCCGCGACCCTTCCGATGACTTCTTCGTGGATGCATCGACAGTTGGAGAGTGGGAACACTTCTGGGGGCAGAAGGCAGGCAAGGTAGCGACAGCAGCAGCACAGCGTATCGGTGCCAATGTCAGGGCAGCCAACCAATGATCCGGCAGGCTATCGCTTCGGATCGGCTGGCTATCCTGTCGATGGTGAAGCGCTTCCATGCTGAAAGCGGCGCCGGTCTGGCATTCAGTCCAGCGCTGGCTATGCAGACCATCGACCGGGTTCTTGCGGATGAAAACTCACTCGCTCTCGTCCTTGAACTTGACGGCAGCCTGCGAGGCATCTTCGCCGCGATCATTCAGCAGCATTTCTTCAGCCTAGAGCTTTGCGCGCAAGAACTCGTCTGGTGGGTCGATCCTGCTTATCGGGGCCGAGGCGCTGTGAAGATGCTTGCCGAATATGAGGCGTGGGCACGGTCAAAGGGCTGTCAGGCGATCAATATGGTTGGCCTGGGCGGCGATCCGGTCACGACCCGGCTTTACGAGCGCCATGGCTTCACGGCGCAGGAACGACACTTTTTGAAACGGCTCTAGCCGCTCTCCGAGGACATCAATGGCTGTTTTTACTGGCTTGTCCACAATCGTGGGCGGGCTGCTTTCGTCTACCTTTTTGTCAGGTGCACTTGGTGGTGCGCTGTTGCGCATCGCTGTTGGCGTCGGCCTTTCACTGGCCGCTCGCGCTCTGTCTGGAGAAAAGACACCGGAAGCAGGCGGCGTCAACGGCAAGCTTCAGGCTGGTGGCGACGTTGCGCGATCGGTTGTGTTCGGGCGCACCTGCACGGCTGGTTCATTGGTCTATGCCAATACCTGGGGCGAAGAGAACGGTACGCCAAACGCCTATTTCACGCAGGTCATCGTTCTGGCCGATCACCCGATCAGCAGCCTAACCGGCCTGTGGGTGAACGGTGATGCTGTCACCATCGACACCAGCATTACGACTTCGGAAAAAGGCTATCCGGTCACCGAGTACACGACTGGCGGCGATGACCATCATCTTTGGATCAGATGGTATGACGGCACCCAGACGGCAGCCGATCCGTTACTGGTCAACAAGGTATCTAGCAGCAAACGACCTTATGGGAGCACTCGCGTTGGCAAGGGCGTAGCCTACGCCGTTATCACTGCACAGGTCGATCCTGAACTTTTCACCGGGTTTCCGTCCTTCAAGTTCGAAATTCAGGGCCGCAAGCTCTACGACATCTCGAAAGACAGCACGGCAGGCGGATCGGGTACGCATCGCTGGAGCACCCCGTCAACGTGGGGCGGTGATGGCGACGATCTGCTTGCAGTTCAGGTCTACAACGTCCTTCGCGGGATTATTGAGCAAAACAAGTGGCTATACGGCCTACAGACGGTCACCAGTGCGCGTTTGCCTGCCGCTGACTGGATTGCCCAGATCAACAAGTGCCGCTTGCCGGTGCAAGGCCCTGACGGTCTGGAGCCGCAATTCGTAACTGGCGGTGAGATCACAGTTGATACGACGATTGGCGATGCGACCGATAAGCTCCTGACCGGCGGCAATGCGCGCCTGATCGAGAGCGCCGGTATCTATAAAATCCGTGTCGGTGAGCCTGATGCGCCGGTGGCCTTCTTCACCGATGATGAAATTCTCTCGACAGAGGAACAGACGTTTACGCCGTTCTTTGGCCTGTCGGAAACCGTCAACGGCATCACGGCGACCTATCCAGAGCCGAACGAAGGCTGGAACACCAAGGCCGCGCCGCCGCTCCATAACGCCACATATGAGGTCGAGGACGGCAATAGACGCCTGTTGACCGATGTGCCGATGGATTATGTCTATCGGTCTGGTCAGGTACAGCGCCTGATGAAAGCAGCCTTGAATGAGGCTCGCCGCGCCCGTCGTCACACGTTCGTCCTGCCACCGGCTTACTGGACGCTGGAACCGGGCGATGTGATTTCTTGGACATCGGAGCGTAACGGCTACGTTAACAAGCTGATGCGCGTTGATGGCGTGACGGACAAGGCCAATCTTGATGTCGTGGTGGACCTGACGGAAGTCGATCCATCCGATTACGATTGGGACCCGGATACCGATTACACGCCGCCGGTCTTCGCACCGATTGGCACGATCCGCCCGACGCCACAGCCGATTGTCGATTTCGGAGCACTGCCAGCGGTTGCTCAGGACGATAACGGTAACAATCGACGTTGCGCGATCCTGTTAATTTGGGACGGGGATCAGCCAGATGTTGACCTAGTCAAGTTCGAAGTCCGATTGGCTTCGTCTCTTGCCGTGGTTTACGTCGGTAGAAATGACCGAGTAAAAGAAGGGTCGATGCTGATCGCACCTGGAACGCTGCTGCCAAACACTGGGTATCAGGTGCGAGCACAGTATGCGACTTATTCCGGAAACAGGCCCTTTGATTGGTCCGATTGGATACCCGTTACCACGCTGGATATCCGGCTTGGCCCGCTCGACATCTACCCAATCGACATCGATCAGTTGAATGAGGACATCCAGCGCAATTGGGAATGGATTGGCGACAGCTTCCGATATGTTCAGGAAGAGCTTGACCGTATCGGCGCGATGGCGACCGAGCAGGACAGCGCCAACTATTTCGATAAGCAGACGTTGCGCAGGGAACTGTCCGTATCGGCGCAAGGGCTGACAGCTTCGTATACCGAAGCCATCGCTGTAGCTGTTGGTCCCGGTTCGGCAATCGTCACCCGGATTGAGAGCCTTGAAGCTGTCGTCAACGACCCGGTAACGGGCTTGGAAGCGACCGCGAGCGCTGTTGATCTTTTGCAGGTGCAGATTAACGATCCCGGAACTGGACTTGTCGCCACGGCTAACGCTGTGACAGGCCTGACGGCAACCGTGGGCAACTTCTCGGCTTCAGGACTGTTCCGCACCACAGTGCAAGCAACGCCATCTGGCGCTCTGGCTCGTATCGGTTTGAGTGTGGCTGCAACAGGAGGCGGGTCCACGTCATCGGCAGCGATCTTTCTGGACGCGATGACAGGTGGTCAATCCCGTGTCGTCATCAATGCAGATCAGTTCATCGTCACCAATGGCACGAACAGCCAGGCCCCGCTCACATTCATATCCGGCGGCTTGGCCCTTCAGGTCGCAAATATCGGTGATGTGACGGCGGGCATTCTTCGTTCACCTGACAATCAGGTCGTGTTCAATCTGGCAGCAAAGACGCTGATCTTTAGCGATAATACGTGAGGAACGATGGCTCAGCGTGTTCTAATCGATGGAAATGCGGCTCGGCTTATCACAAGTAAGCCGGGCTTCAATGCCTCAGCTTCGTTAGTTGACACGAACAAGACGTTTGACAGCAACTGGTTTTTTGGCGGCGGGATTAAATGGCACCTCACAGTTGACAGTATGACTGCTTCGTCCGTCTCGTTCCCGTATGCGCTGAACTACATACCTTCTGTGGTTGGTGTGAAGGTCTATAATTACGGATCAGACGCGACCAATGATGATCGGACTTCTATGGAACTATCGGGTGTGGCCGTTCCTAGCAATGCAGCCTTCATTAACTTGGGTGCGGGTACGTGGAGTGGGGCAACGCCGACCCGCATTTCAACGTCAGGCATCACAAACATACCGATGTATACGACTTCTGCGTATGCGCATGTCTCGCATTTTCTGGTGATGGAAGCATGACGACGCGCATCTTTATGGGGTATCAGAATGGAAACGCCACGCTGCGCGTTTCCCCTTCTGGCGTCGATGCCTCTACACGTGGCAACCCGATGGTTTTCTCATCGGATAATGACTATTTGCGGGTACATGTCAGATCGGCTGCGGCAGGCGTCAACATGACCAGGCACAGCGCTACGGGGGCTGGTGGACGGTATCGGTATTCGTACTATACAACGTTCCCAGACTTAGGATATCAGCCCTTCATCTTCTACACGATCTGCATAGACAGTGAAGGTAGCCTGAATAACCGCGTAATCTATCCGTGGGATGAGGGCGGATGGACCGCTCGTTATCCGTTTTCTATGCAAGCTGCTGTCACCAGTAATGCTTTATGGGTAGGTGGGACCGGGCAGAACTTCGCACAAGACTTGAAGGTCAAGTTCATCATCTTCAAAAACAGGCTTAGGTGACCATGCCCCAGCGGATCAAGATCACCACGAGCGGCATTTATGTTTCCAAGCCGGGGTTCGACGTAGACACGGCATCACAAGAAAACCTGTCGATGTATCCGGGCATGGAGCCGATGCGCCCGCTTGGAAACGGCACGGCAACGTTCACGGGCAGCGGCAGCCAAGACTTCGCCATCAGCAACCCGACCGGCGCTATTCCTTACGTGGTGATGCGCTCCTCTGAAAGCACATATCCGGGGCGGATCACTTTCGGTGCCGAGATGTGGGAGCCGTACACAACCGTTCGCATCCGTAATTTTGACGGCGTGGCCAGAACCATCACCTGGTACGTGCTTCTTTAAACCCAAGGACAATCAGTCATGACCGACACGACGGTGAATGAACCGGCGAAGCCTTCGCACGTGCAAATCGATCCGATGGCGGCGGCAAGCGAGGCTATGGCGCTGAATGAGTTCTACCGCCAAAGAGCGCTTCTCTTGGCCAATCAGATCGCAACGCTAACGCGCCAATTGGAAGCTGCTCACGCGGCAACCGTAGAGGCTGAAAACGCCAAGGAAATAACCGACCGCGAACTCGATGGCCTGCGCGCCGAACGAGAAGTGATTTTTGCCGATCTGTCTGCGGCTAATCAGAAGGCTTTTGACTTGTCAGAAGAGAACGATCGTCTCCGGACCATGCTTCCCGCTGTGGACGATACGGAGGAGGGTGAAGACTGATGGCAATACGCCCCGATTACACGATTGGAACGCTCTCGCTTACGTCTGGCAGTGCAAACTTCACCACGAGCGGCTCAGCGCTCCAAACTGCCGCCGTGCAGGCAGGTGACGAAATCATCACGCGATCCGGTGACGTCCTCATCATCGCTACAATCACAGGTCAGAACTCCGGAACTCTCTATCAGAACTGCCCAGCATCAGCGGCAGGCGCGGGCCAGCCCCTTCGCATTCGCTTTCAGCCAGATGGCAGCCGATATCAAGGCGCGGTTCGTGATCTGATTGAGAAGTTGGCGAGCGGGAACGTTGATGCATTAGCTGGAATTGACGGCGCGACCAAGACGCTACCGTACTTTACCGGTGCTGGCACGATGGATGCTTTATCAGGGGATGCTAACTCCGTACCGATCTTCACAGATACAGGTATGGACACCCTTCCGCTTTCCCAAAGCGCGCTGAATGTAATCTCTCGCATTGAGGACAGGTCGATTTTCATCCTCGTTACAGGGCAGTCAAACGCTACCTTGGAGCGGTCTTATTCATGGGCGGTGCCAAACAATCTTCTTATCTGGAACTATAATAAAACCCAGGGGAATATAGGAACAGCCTTTGTAAAACCAGCCGGAAATATAATGAGCCTAGCACTCGGCATCGGAAAACGCTTGGCCGAACAGAACCCAGAAAAACAGGTCTATGTTGTTAACATCGCTCTTTCTGGTAATACAATCGACGGGTGGTTACCCGGTGCACCAGAAGGCAAGGATGTCTATGCTGACATCGTTCTAAACATTCCTCCGGCTTTAGCTGCGGCTGGCAGAACTAGCATTGATAGTTATTGGTGGTGGCAAGGCGAGAGTGACAGAGGTCTTCGACCGGCATACCCTGCGAAATTCGAGCAGATGATCACCAGAATGCGCACCAACTCATGGTTTCCGCAGTCTGTCACAACAACAGTTTTCGGCACCGTTAATGGGACCATATCCGGCGATTTAACTTACGGATACATGAACATGACGTTGCAAGGGGTCGTCAATGCTGACCCACAACGCCGAAAATATGTCTATACGGCGACTATCCCGGCCTCGTACTGGATGGACACGCCAACCGTTCATATGAATGGAGCCGGATATGAACTGGCGGGCGCACTTGGTGTTGATGCTTTTAATGGCAAAACGAACGGCATTCAACAACAGTTTGTCTTCGATATGGAAGCGGGACAAATCTATGTCGATGAAGTTCTTTTCACGCCGGTGTTAGTCGGGACCACTACGGCTGGGACGGGCACATATACAACTCAGGTTGGCAGATGCTGGAAGGTCGGAAGGCGGGTCGATTTCCAGATTGAACTTACATGGACGGCCCACACAGGCACGGGGCGAATGCAGATTAATGGCCTGCCCTACCCAGCGTATGGCACGTGGGCAACGAATGTGTTCTTCTCGAACCTAACATATGCTGGGCAAGTAGGTTGCCGCGTACAGGGTTCCGTCACCCCTGCAATCCAAGTAGTACAGGCTGAGAGCGGTTCAGCATTCGTGGTTGTACCAATGGACACGGCGGCATCTCTTACGATTTGCGGCGTCTACTACACACCGTGATTACCACGACATCCGGTCTACAAGAAGATCGTTCTCCTCTTCAGGGGTATAGGTTTTCTTATAGACCCATTCTCCTGAAACAGGGTCTTTTCGTCGCAAAACTGTCTCCAGCCACGACGTATCATGAATATATCCGGGGGTGGGGACGGACTTCCATGCGAAGTGCCGCTCCCACGGGTCTTGCCCTTTTTTAAGTTCTAACCGCGGAAAAGAGAACACACTTAAGAATTTGTTGTTAAGGAAGTTCAACACAGCCTCGCCCAAATAAATTGCCCGATGAATTCATACAACTGGAAATGAACGTTAGCAAGATTGGTTGCTGACATCCTGCCGCCCACTGAGGCGGCTTTTTCTTTGCCGAAAGGACATCACCTTGGATATGCACCTTGGCGATACCCGCCTCTTGATTGAGGAGGGTCGAAAGCATGGCTTATTGCGCAATCAGATGGCGTATGTGTTGGCCACGGCGTTTCACGAGACGGCACATACGATGAAGCCGATCAATGAGAAGGGCGGGGAGAAGTATCTCCGCTCGAAAAAATACTGGCCGTTCTTCGGTCGCGGGTACGTTCAGATCACCTGGCGCGATAACTACGAACGGGCAGGTAAAATCCTTGGCGTCGATTTCGTCAAAAGCCCGGAGCTTCTTCTCAAGCCTGAATATGCCGCACCGATCATCATCATCGGTATGTCTGAGGGCTGGTTCACCGGCAAGAAGCTTTCCGATTACATCACCTTGCAGAAGTCCGACTTCAAGAACGCGCGCCGGATCGTCAATGGTATGGACAAGGCAGAACTGATCGCTGGTTACGCCAAGGAATATGACAAGGCACTACTGACCGAGGGATACGGTGTTGAGCAGATTGTGACCGCACCGGCTGCCGAAGTGGTTCCCGCTCCTGTTGAGGAAAAGCCCATCTCGAAATCGTCTCGCTTCTGGACATGGTTTGGATCGGGCGGCGGTGCGGCAGTCATGCCGTTTGTGGACTGGAAAGTGCAGTTGGTCATCGTGGCGGCGATTATCCTCATAGCTGGGTACGCTATTTTCACCATGCCTCAGGCGAGGGCCAAGCTTGAAAAGCTGGTTGACACGATATGACCGCGATCTGGGCACTTATCCCCTCATGGCTGAAATACTCGCTCGCTGCCCTTGTGGTGGCGTTTCTGCTTCTGGCGGGTGGATACGCCGCCGGAACCATCAAAGAGCGTCAGCGGGCCGCTGTGGCGGCGGCAGAGGCGACAGCTAAGGCCATAGAAAAAAGGGCGAACATCGATGAAAAGATTATCGGTATGGATGCTGCTGCTCTCTGCCTTGAGCTTGGCGGGGTGCCAGAGCAATGCAACGAACTGCGCCGGGTGGAAGCAGATCAGCCTTAAACCGGCGACGGCTATCTATCTCGTGGGGAACGATATACCGGCTGGGCAGGGGATCGCTTCTCACAATGCATTCGGAAAATCGCGGGGCTGTTGGTGATGGAGGAAAATCCCATGAGCGACCGTCAAGTGATGGGAATGAACATTGATATGAAAATGAGCCTTGGCAACATCATTACCATTCTCACCGTCGTTGTCGGGATTTCAGTTTCATATGCAGTTATTCGGGAAGGCGTAGACCGGACCAAGATCGATGTCACAAAGCTGGAAACTCGTATTGATCGGCTGGAAACCCAGAACGGCGATGTGCGCGACCGAATGACGCGCATGGAAGTCACCTTGCAGAACATGGCGATTAATATCGACCGGGTGGCGCGTTTTGTGGATAGCACCGAGCAGCGGAGCAACCAGCCAAGGTAGTGACTACTCCTCCGGGTCCGTGCCCGTCTCGCCCTTCTGAATAGCCTTGGCTGCCTCCAGGATGGCATTCGCGGCTTCGATCCTATCCCACCCTGCGGCTTCTGCATCATCCAAGGCAATGATAAGTCTGGCAGCCACATCTTCCTGACAGTCAATTTCACGGTCTGGATATTCACCGGGTCTCTTTGGTCCGTTCATTCTTTCCTCCCTGATTGTCTTAGAGAGGTAGGGCGCTAGGGAAATCAATCCAGATGTGATTTATGGTAAGGGCATGGGCCGGGATTATTCAATGATTTCAACGGCACGTCTTCAGCGTCCAATTAGGGCGCTATGGCAATAAAATTACGTTAAAACAACAACTTAAGTATTTTCACCCTAATTCGTGCCAG